GGACCAAACTACCTTGATCGGCACTGTTCGCAATGGCCAAACCGTTTTTGGTCCATATGCCTCTGGCGCAACCATCGTTGTTGAATCGACTGGCAGCCAACAAGTTTATTTCGAAGTTGGCACGTCTCCCCAGGTGCAGCAAGGCCGTCTTAACAATCAAGTCCAAGGCGATCCTACCAACATCGCTGACGGCGGTTCCATGGCCTTCACTCCTGCCGCTCTTTTGAGCGGCATCGTGACTGCTACGCCTACCGCTGGCCGCAACATTCAATTGCCAACCGGCGCGGCTCTTGATGCGGCTTCCGAGTTCGCAATTGGTGATAGCTTCGACTTCTCTGTTGTGACCTTGGCTGCTTTTGCTCTGACGATCACCGTTAACACTAACGTGACCATCGTTGGCGCACCTGCTACCGCTGGCACCTCCGGCGCTGCAGCTCGCTTCCGAGTGCGCAAGACCGCTGCTGATACGTTTGTTGTTTATCGTATTGCCTAAGCTGTAAACCTGGCCCGGGGAGCGATCCTCGGGCTTCTTACTGGAGCAAGTGAAATGCCGCTCAAAAAAGGTTATAGCCAGAAGACGATCAGTTCCAACATTTCAAAAGAAATGAAGTCTGGTAAGCCGCAGAAACAGGCCGTGGCAATTGCTCTGTCTACAGCTCGCACTGCTGCGACGAAGGCAGGCAAGCCTAGCAAGGCACCGTCCAAAAAAGGCAAGTGATGGAGTTCCCTGTTTTTGTCTATCGTTGCCCAGGTGCCAATTTTGGGCCAACTGGAACCACATATAGTTCTGCCGTCGCTGAAGACTCAAAACAACTTGAGCATCTGCTGGCCGATGGATGGAGTGAAAGCCTGATCAAGGCCGTGGATGCACTCCTGAATCCATCAAAATCTGTGGACGATTCCACAGAATCAGTGGATGATTCGCCGGTGACGCGCGAAGAATTGGAACTGAAAGCCCGTGAGCTTGGGATCAAGTTTGATGGGCGCACTACTGACGCGCTGTTATTGAAACGTATTGAAGAAGCCATCGGGGGCAAGTGATGGGATACACAAAACGCCAGTTCGTGACTGCAGCACTGGAAGAAATCGGGCTGGCGTCATACGTGTTTGACCTGCAGCCTGAGCAGCTCCAATCGGCGCTGCGTCGTCTTGATGCGTTGATGGCTGACTGGAACGGCAAGGGCATTCGCCTCGGCTATCCGTTGCCATCCAGCCCTCAAGATAGCGATCTCGACGAGGAGTCAAACGTTCCTGATTCTGCGAATGAAGCCGTGATTCTCAACCTTGCCATCCGGCTCGCACCGAGCTACGGCAAGCAAGTCGCAATCGAGACAAAGGCATCGGCCAAACAAGGTTATGACGTACTGCTGCAGCGGGCCACTGTGCCACCACAGCAGCAGCTCCCAGGTTCATTGCCGTCTGGCGCTGGAAACAAGCCCTGGCGCGTTTACGATGGCCCATTCATTCGTCCGCCAGTGGATCCGGTTACCGTTGGCCCTGATGGGCCACTAGAATTCAATTGAGGGGTAAATATGGCTCAGATCAATCAATTGCCGTTGATGTCCAGCATTTCATCGGGTGAGCAATTGCCCGTCTATAGCCCGAACAACGGCGATGCTAGGCGTGTTTCAATCGGTACCCTGCTCGATTACTTTGAGCAGACTTTTGCAAGCCCTACGGTAGCCACGAACGTTTATACGCCTGGCACCGGGTTCAACATTGCAGTGCCTACGCCTACCGGTCCACAGTGGATTCTTATCCAGCCTGCTGGAACTTTGGCGGCTGGGACGGTAACGTTGCCACTGAACACGACAACGCCCAACGGCACTGAAATTCTGGTCACAACGACCCAGATTATCACCACGTTCACGCTGGCACTGAATGGCGCAACGGCAGCATTTGGGGCGCCTACAACGCTCGCAGCAAACGCATTTTTTAGAGTGCGCTTCGTACAGTCCACGAATTCGTGGTACCGTATTTCTTAACTTTAATTCTCCGGGGGAGTGAGAATGACTGACATCATCAAGAGTTATAACGATGTTGCAAGACGCAATGTCGATATGTTGGACGGTACCTATTCTGAAGTTATTACTTCAATCTCTCAGAATATGACCAACAAGTTTCGTGAGGCTTTTGAGGCTTACGATCCGGTTAACGGTGGGAAGTGGACGGAGAGCAAAGCCTCTGGCGATCTTGTCTATGTTGACGGTAATGCTGCGGCAGCGAGCTACCTTGTCATTTCAAAAGATCCGCTGACCGCTGGAACTGAGACTTCCATCACATCAATCGGTCAAGCATCACTACCGATAGAGGCTGCAATTGGTGTGAGTATGTCTCAGCGCACGCTGGGCCAAGAATTCTCACTTGAGATGGTGGATACCGGCGCACCGTTGCCAGACGTGTCAGACATTGCAATCAGCGCAATCAGCCAAGCCACTACGACGCTGACTGTTGATACGGTATTGCCTCACGGTCTGAGTGTAGGTAAGAGTATCGGTATTCGCGATTGCTCTAACTTGTTGGCTAACTACCCTGCACTAGTCGTTGCATCAGTACCAAGCCCCACGCAGATCACAGCTACGGCAGGCCCTGGCGGTACGATTGCATCCCAGACGATCACTAACCCTGCCGGTGCTAAAGGCTTTATATATTTCCGCGAGCGTCTTGGACGTGCGCAAAATGGCGTTGCTCAGATTTTTGAGAATGCGACCGCGACTAACGCATCTTTATATATTCGGTCTGAAGCGGGGGATGCACTGCCATCTGGTACGATTGCTGGCAATCATTCGGCAACTATCGGAACAACGGCCGCTGTTCAGCTTGTAAATGCTGCTTATCAATACGCATTCAGCCCCACGACAGAATACCGCCTTTTTGTTCAGGCTGATCGTACTCAGTGGGCTGATAGTGCTGTTGATGTGCTCACCCAAACTTCGTCACGTCTGTTGCGCACCCAGGTTTGCCCTGATCCCAGTCTTGCTTACAAAGTACGGATTCGCTGCACCAACAACAAATCTCTGACCGTTCCTAACGCTCAGATTGTCTCGGCAGTCAAGACAGGTACGACGACCGCAACGATTACGACTGATAGGCCGCACGGCTTGGTTGCTAATGATCCTGTCGTGGTGTACGGGATTCGTGCGCAGGGCGCCACCGAGTTCCCCAACTTGACTACCGCCACGGTGGTTGCTTCCGTTATTGATGCCACTAACTTTACGATTGTTATCGGTACAGCCGGAACGATTACAAGTTATGGCGGGTATGTTGCCAAGGTACAGGGCGGAAACCTGATGTCGGCCTTGGGAGCCAATGCCGTTATTGCGCAAGCAGTGCAGCTCTCTACTCTTGCAGATGGGACACGTCAGCTCACTGTGACGGGTAACACTACCTGGGCGGGTCTGGTGATTGGTGACCTTATCAACCTGGTCGGAGTGAGAGCCGATTTAACCGGAGCCACACTTAACGTGGATGGCGCGTGGAAAGTCGCAAACTTTGCGACTACTTCACTAACCCTTGTTTTACCATATGCTGGAAGCATGACACTCCCAGTGGATTTTGGGCCGACGAACTGCGGCGGTGGTGTCATCAAGCGCACCGACCTCCGTGTTTCGTTCTTGCGCGTGTTTGATTACGAGCGTGAGCGTGTTGAGTTGCTGGCCCGTCCATCAGGTGATATAGCTGCTTCGGTGCCGGTTGTTGTGCAAGGTGGCACGCTACCAGCAGTCACAGCGGCGGGCGTTCAAGGCACTCAAGCCAATAACGCAACGACGGTCCCAAACCCTGTTTTGACCTCGATCGTTGGTGTTTCTGCTAACCCGGCGGCTGGCACCACGGCACGTCAACAGCAGGCAATTGGTACGCTGCTCGGTGTCCCGATTACAAAGCCATATAGCATTCCAGAAGCCGAATGGTCTTACGGTGCAGCAGCGGGCGGAATTCTGAACACGACGACGGCTGTAACCATTCGCGCGGCTGGTGCGGCAGGCATTCGCAACTACATCACAGGCATTCAAGTTATGTCAGAAACCCTGACTACCGCAACTGAATTGGCCATTCGTGACGGTGCAGGCGGTACAGTGCTCTGGAGAACAAAGATTCCAACGACTGGCCTCCCATCAACGCAATTCGAATTTCCGAATCCGATCAAAGGCACAGCAGCAACTTTGCTTGAGGTCGTCACTCTGACTGCCTCGGGTGCTGGTGCTGTTTACTTTAACGCTCAAGGATACGCTGCGCCATGATCCTCGTAAAAATTCAGAGTAAGACCTACTCAGACGAAGTTTTACATGTCGTTGCGTCAGTAGAAAATGCGATTGGTACATTGATTGGTTCATATGCTTTGCCATTGCCTGAGGATGCTTCAGACAATCAAATCAAAGACATGATCCTTGACATGTATCCACATTGAGTGATGAAAGCCCGGCCTAAGTGCCGGGCGATTGGAGTCAATCTTGAAAACAGATTCACGCTTAAAACGTGCTGGCGTCGAAGGCTATAACAAGCCCAAGCGCACTCCTAATCACCCAACGAAGTCTCACGTCGTTGTGGCGAAGTCTGGAGACCAAGTGAAAACTATTCGCTTTGGTCAGCAGGGGGTTAGCGGCTCACCGAAGCGTGAGGGTGAAAGCGCAGCAGACAAGGCGCGTCGAGAATCATTCAAAGCCAGACATTCTGAAAACATTGCCAAAGGCAAGATGAGTGCAGCTTTTTGGGCCAACAAGGTTAAGTGGTGAACTGAATGCAAATCCCAATCCTTAGCGGAATCTATTCAGACAACGGGCCAGACCTACGCACGTCTTACCCTGTGAACCTTGTTCCTGTGCCGAAGAATAGCGGCATCGGTGCAGGATTCCTGCGGCCTGCTGATGGCATCGTGTCCAATGGAACAGGGCCTGGGGTTGATCGAGGTGGGATCAATTGGAGTGGCACATGCTATCGTGTCATGGGCACCAAGCTTGTGACCGTAGCCAGCAATGGGGCTGTGACCGTACTCGGCGACGTTGGAGGGCCTGTTGATAGCCTAGTCACGTTCGATTACAGCTTCGACCGACTGGCCATTGTATCAGGTGGCCGTTTGTATTATTGGAATGGAGCATTAACCCAAGTTACTGACCCAGACCTCGGCGTTGTTCTTGATGTCGTTTTCGTCGATGGCTACTTCATGACGACTGATGGCACAAGCCTGGTTGTCACGGAGCTGACTGACCCTACCCAGGTCAACCCGCTGAAATATGGATCATCTGAAGTAGATCCAGATCCATTGCTGGCCGTGTTGAAGCTGCGGAATGAGGTCTATGCGCTAAACCGTAACACCATTGAGGTGTTCGACAATGTCGGCGGTGACTTCTTTCCATTCTCTCGGATTGATGGCGCACAGATCACCAAGGGCGTTATCGGCACCCATGCGTGTTGTGTCTATCTTGAGATGATTGCGTTCCTTGGCAGTGGGCGTAACGAGGCTCCCGGCATCTATCTTGGAGCAAACGCACAAGCTCAGAAGATCAGCACTCAAGAGATTGACGATATTTTGCTGAACTACACTGAGGATCAATTGTCCAG